AGGTACGCGCAGTACCCTAGCAGCATCGGCGGTGACAGCGGGGTCAGCCAATAGCCCGTGTTCAGCACATAACTTCTTTAGACGCTCCGCTACAGGTAGCCAGTCATCTAACCCTACTGGCTCAGAAAGAAACCAATATGCGTGAATGCCCCGCCCAGAGTTAACTAACTTAGGTTTTGGTAGCGATAACGTCTTACAGAACCCCTGTAATGCTACTAGGGCTTCATCTTGACTTGGGTAGTCCTTAGTCTCGCCACAATCTAAGTCTAGAAAGAAAGACTTTAGTTGTTTCACGTTAGGAACTTTACGTGAGTTGTTCTCTTCAAACGTGGCTAGCGCAAAGTAAGCATCGTATCCCTTACTGTCTAAGTCACGTGCGGCATCTGCCATATCCCCTACGGAAGTGTAGAACTTTTGTATCCGTCTGTCGTCTTTAGTGCGAAACGAAAACAGACAGTAATATCCTTCACTCCCCAGTGTCCGCCTTAAAAAATCTTCTGTGTTCATAATGTATACCTAATTCCGAGAGGCATCGTAGCAGGGGCGCTTGCACGCCCTTTTCGGAAATATTCCTAGCTACAGTTAAGGTGTTACAGGGACAGTATCAGTCGTCCCAGTCGGCTACTATGTCAGCCAGCGCATCATCAGATGCTTTTGGTGCGGGAGCCTTCTTCTTAACTACTTTTTTAGGCTCTTCGACTTTTGCAGTTTCATCACCCCCAAACAGTTCGTCGGTAACTACTTCCGCTGGTGCGGCGGGTGCAGTGGGGGGCACTACTTCAAATGGGTTATCTTCTGCGGAGAACTGAAACCCTCCTTCGACAGCGCCAAACGGAGATGCAGCTTCCATAGGTACGTACTTGATTACCTGTACGGCACGTATTCTAAGGGATACCCCTGCCTCACGCATGTTATAGGGAGTAAACGTAACTGCCACGTTGACAGTACTACCCGTGGTAAGCATGAAGTCGGCTGGTAGTTTAACGCCTTTACTATCATACTGTACAGGTTTAAACGTAGCATCTTTACCGTACGCCCCTTTTAGGGATGCTTTATGAGAATACGATCCGTCTTCTTCTTTCTTGAAGGGCATATCAAACTTGTCAGGCCATCCTTTTTCTTTCTTAGATTCGTATGCTGCAACCATCTCTACAAAGAGAGCCTTAGCTTGGTCTTTAGTCATGCGGAAACGTGTCTCGTACTTAGCGCCTTCGTCAAACGCGTCACACGGAACCGTGCGGTTTTCTGCGTTGTCGAACTTGTAAGTCTTATTGATACGAGGCCATAGGGCTTCTACGTTGTTGATAAGGTATTGATTATTTGTAGCCATGTTTATAAATCCTAGTAAATTAATTTGCGTTTAACTCAAAACCTTCCACTACCGAGAATGGAGACACAGGTTCACTTGTTACAGGTACTGACATAGTGATTGCTTGTAACGTATCTTCGTGGTCAATCATAGTAGATACAATTTCAAGCGTGTCTTTATCTAAGCGGTCTACTGGCTTAAAGCAAAGTTTTGGTACAACACTATCACTAACAAAAGAAACTTGAGTAGTAATAGTAACTACAGGTGTATCATGTTTAGCTAACAGTCGTGCATAGTTCTGCATCCCCATGTCCCCCTTGGCAGCACTGCCGAATATAGACGTGGCAGGTATTTGTAATTGATACACTTCTTCGGGCTTATCCCGAAATACAACTGCTAGTCGTTGTGAGAACCGACAAGCCCTACCCCCATACTGACCAGAACCTCTAATGTTTTGAGGACAGTCCATGCAACGCGTAGCTTGCCGTTGCTCTTGAGGTACATCTACTGATGGTACTTGTGTGTCGGAAGACCAACACGTAGGTACCGCAACCCTGTTAGGGTCATACGCATCGCCAAAATAAGCGCGAGATACTGAAGCGGCGTTTACTATAACCACATCCATAGTACTTGAATCTAGAGTAACTTCTTTGCCGTCAGCGATAACATTAAACTTGCTATCACGTATGCTGATTCGGCGTAGTCGATTACTACTCATCAAGCGTCATCATCTAAATCTAACTCTAGCTGCTCATACATCATATCGCCTTGCGGGGCTTGTTCCCCCACCGATACAGGTTTACCTAGAAGTTCTGCTTCTAACTCCGGTAACTTGAAACGGTAAGTGGAGCCTACTTTTATATAAGTATCGCTAGGGATTTTGTTGGTACGTATCCACGCACGGACAGTAGATATAGACACTGCAAAGTGGTTTGCTACGTTTTCAATTGGTACGAATGCTGCCATTACTTCCTCCTTACTGAGACTACATACTCTGAGTCTACGTTAAGACCTTTAGGTACAAGGTCAGGGTTTTCCTCTAAAAAATCCTTCATGTTCTTCTGATTAAGTCGTTTGTCTAGCAACTCTGGAACTTCATGCTCTAAAACAAATTCATGCATGTTGCTCCAATCGCTAGTCCAGTACCTAGTCTTGGCAGACCTATAAAACAATCCGGCTGAAGTTTTTACACTATCTACTCCCTGCTCCTTACAGTATCCCAACAGGGCTTTCTTAACCTTGTCTAACTGCTCAGTTAGTTTGTCGTCCTTCTCTTTAAATACCGTCGAAAGCTCCGTACGTTTATCCTTTATCTTTAGATAAACCTGAGTTAACTGCTCTGCGGTAGGCTTGCTATCACTCATTACGCTCTCCTTTTGTTAAGGGACGTTCACTTTAGTAGCTTATTATTAGCTAGTCAAGTATTTCTTTGTAAAGATCAATCATCTTTGTGTGTATGTCTATTCTGTTATCTAGTAATGCGTAAACACGTTTCTCGGCGTGTGAACCTTGTAGCTGCACGACGGTACATTTGTGGTCTTGCCCTGACCTGTGTACACGAGCGTTGGCCTGAGCGTATGTCTCTAGGGAACTTGTAGGTGCCCACCATACCACTGTGTTTGCCGCAGTAAGAGTTACACCATGCGCCGCTGATTGAGGTTGTATTACTAACACGCGGGGGTCATCGTTCTCTTGGAACCGTTTAAATATCTCCGTGCGTTTGCCAGCAGGTACGTCCCCTCGTATTACTTCTGTAGGTATATCATCTGCCCGTAGCTTAGTGGTTAGCATGTCAATGGTGTGCTTGAAGGGGACAAAGACTAATACTTTCTTACTAGACTCATCAATAACTTCTCGCAATACTTTATACCGTGGGGATATATCGAACTCTATCGCATCGCCCGTGTCGGTATACACTGCTCCCGCTGATATTTGTAGCAACTTGTTCATGTTAACCGCCGCGTTAGCCGCTGTTATCTGCTCCCCTGCCGCTTGCATGACCATCTTATTCTTTAGTTCTTTGTAGTATTTCAATTGCTGGCGTGTAAGGGGTACCTCCCTATTGACGTACACCATAGGCGGTAAGTCTAGACACTCATCTTTGGTAAACCTTATGGCAGGTTGCAGTACCCTATGCACTGTTGTCGTGGCGTCTTCTTTAGGTGTCCACTTAAAGTTAGTTATCTTCCGCATTACTTGATCACGGAAAGACCCGAAGAACCTAGGCACTCCATTAGGGTTAACTAGTTTAGCTATACCATACGCATCCGTAGGGCTTTGTGCCGCAGGTGTACCTGTCATCATCCAAAGCCACGTGCTTGGCCCCACTAACTTGTTCAAGGTCTTCCATCGTTTGGTCTGTGGGTTCTTATAGTGAGTAGCCTCGTCAACAATGATTAAGTCGAACCCTCCATTGGCTACCGCGTCAGCCACAATCTCTACCCCGTCATAATTTATTATCACGTACTCAGCGTCACCTTCTATTATCTTAGCGCGTTTAGCCTTGGCCCCATACGCAACGTCTACCTTACGGTGCATAGCGAAACTAAATAAGTCATTCCTCCATGCGGAATCCATAATAGACAGAGGGCATATAACTAGTACTCTTCGTATTGCCCCCTGCTTCATCAAGTAATCAGAAGCCCATATAGCACTGGCTGTCTTGCCTGTACCCTGCTCGTTAAAGCAGAATGCCTTGCGGTTAAGAGTAAAGAAACTAGCAGTGGTCTTTTGGTGGTCAAACGGGGTGTACTTGCCCGTCCACTTGTACTTAGATTCTATGGGGGAGGGGGCGTTTATGTTCATGTTACGTAGAACTTGTGTTTCTTCTAGCCCCCAGTTAACAAGTACTTGGTTGTTCGGCAGTTCTCTGCTCTTTGGTATTACTGCTGTAACCTTTGCGGGGTTACGTAACGTAAGTAATAACGCCTTACCATCTACTATCTTCATTTGTTGCTCCGATGCGAAATAGCATGAAGTGGGTGTCCACGTCACACTGAAATATAATTACTTGTTAACACATTAAGGTGATAACACCTACATATTCTGTTAATGGGTAGACTGAATAACTGAATAACTGTACAGCCCAGTCAGGTCGGGGCTTTGCTACCTACGTAACAAAAATGTCTCCGCCATACCGTTTTAGTAGCCCTGCTTCGTCCACAGATAGGGCTAGGTCTGCATTATGTAGGGACTAGATATGTTCTCACTAGCCCGTTAGACTGCTCGATTTTATGACGCTGATTCTAATGCCTAAAGGAGTGGCACGCCATCATTTAAAGACGCATCAAGCACGCGTCACACACACACACACACACCACAAATTATTTATCTAGGCTTTTTACTGCCTTTTCTTTGGTAGTTACGGCTACGGTTAGTAGAACTATCCTCTACTGTAACACCATCTTTATTGCTACCGCCTCTACTTAGTGCCTTGTTGTGACTAACGTCTTTACCTTCACGCTTATCGGCTTTGCCGTTGTTGTTATCATCTTTACCTTTCTTATCCATAGCACGCCTAGCGCGTTGCCGCTCCATACGAGCTTCGTGTGCGGGGCTACCTACGGGAGGGTTCTTTTGTTTCTTACGATCTGCTTTATTCTTATACGGCATTAGTTTCTCCCGTTATGTACACATTCTGTCACAATACAATGGCGTCTGCATAGTCCGCTTTGGTGCGCGTTCCATACATCATTATCAAAGGCTTGCTCCATGCGGCTGTAGTCTGATAACCACTTAGCCCATAGCTTAGACTCGTCCTTCTTGTAGTACTTGTCCTTTACAAGCTCGTTACATACTACAAACAACAACCCGCCCTTCACTGTCTCTAGCTTTGGGTACATCTTAAACAAGCTCATAGCCATTAGTTCTAGCTGCCCTTTGTCTGCGTACCTAGTGTTCTTACTAGTCTTGTAGTCTACCACGTAAGCTGTTTTGGTGCGTTTGTTTAGGATAACTAAGTCGGCAATGCCCCGCCACCACACAGAGTCATCTCGGAACCCACATGGTTCAAGGTTCTCCGTAAGCCCCATCTCCAGCTCACAAATCTTCTCGCCTTCTATAGCATTCAAGGCATCCAACACGTCTTTGCAGTACCCGTACTTCTCAGGTAGTGGAGTACCGTCCCTGATATATTCTTCAGCGGCCAAGTGTACAGCAGTACCATACAGCATAGCTTCTGTCTCAGGTTCCCTGTAATTCTTCGCTACCTTTAGATGGTAAAACTTCTTAGGGCATTGTTCAAACGACTTAATCTTTGAGAAAGACCATGGAGATATACTCATTCTTTTTCCCCTAGCATTGTTGCGGCCACTATTAATTCCTCTATAAGAGAGTGTAGCATGTCAGGGGTTAAGATTATTCTATCCTTGTGAGTTGTGGCCCCGTCTACCTCCACTTGCTCTACAAGTATAACGTCTTCCCCGTTGCTGTCCTCCCCCACAACTATAGTTAAGTAGCTGCCCTCTGTTTCTAAGGGAGGAGAAGTTGACTTGCCTTCCCTAAACTTGTTTATGTCCGTTATATTAGACATAGGATATTAACTCTAAGATTATAAATGTACCAAGTATCCCTAGCGTAGCTAGTAAGTGTATTCTGTATACAACCAGAGGTTGTGACATGTACTCCCTAAATGCTATGCCTCTATCGCGCAGGGTTACAAATTCTGATTGCCCCTTTATGTCCTTACTAGCCTTTAAGATGGCCTTATCAGCCGCTTTGTGTGTAGCTGCTACAAACTTATCGAATTGTTTTTTAGTCACCTGCTGCTTCTCCGTATGATTTACCGTTGTCTGATTCACATGTAATAGGCAGACCCTCTGCCCAAGGTGATGTTGCTTTCATACAACCCTCAATGAAGTCGGTTGCCCCTTTAAGGTCGTCCTCTGGTACGCAACATACCACGGAGTCATGTACTGTTAGTGCAACTTTATACTTCTTGGCAATAGCTAACATCTGATCGCCAATGATACACCTAGCTATGGCTTGGCATACATTCTCTGTAACCTTACCGCCATATATCCTAGTGTACCCGCGTCTAGTCTTATACTTAAACTCTGGGCCACGCTCACCTTGCTCATACTGTAAGTCGTCATACCGCATCTTGAGTCCCGATGGCAGTAGCACCCAGCCATTACGCCCGTCCGCCCCGTACTTAACTATACCATCAGGGCCGAAACTACCTGAGTTACCGCGAGACATCTCTACTAACATGTTCTGGCAGTCGCGCCATAGGGTGTTTATCTTCCAGTTTGAGTCGCGGTAAATCCTAATAATTCTACGCGCTTCCTCGACATCCATTTGAGTGCCAAAAGATTTTAGTTGTTCCGCAAACCGCTGCGCTCCCATACCATACCCGCAACCTAGGATAGTAGTCTTACCTACGAACCTCTGCGCCTTTGTTACCTTGTCTTCTGGTATGCCATATATCTTAGCCGCCATAACAACGTAAACATCTTCTCCGTTGGCGAACGCTTGTACTAAGTCATCCTGCCCTGCAAGCCACGCTAGTACACGCGCCTCAATCTGGGAGGAGTCACAGTCAACCATAGTGTAGCCTTCGGGGGCAAGCATACTGTTCTTCAGCTTCTTACCATTCACACCACGACTAGGTAGGTTCTGAATGTTTATCTTATCATCACCTCCCCACCTACCAGTGTGCGCAGCATAGTACCGGATAGGTACTGGCATAAGCCCACGCTTGGCTATACCTATAAACCTCTCAGTACGTGATTCTTCTAGCGTACTCTTGGTACCTAACCGTGATGTAACGAGCGCCTGTACCCGTGTGTCCTCATGCTCTAACAATGCCTTGAACTGTTCATCGTTCTTGGCAAACGCGAATGTTTCCTTGCCTGTAGTAAGGCTGATCTTCGTAGGGGGTATAACGCCTAGCCCCTCAAGCAATTCGGCGAACTTAGGATTGCTCATAAGTTCTTTCTTAGTAACACCTGAAGATGTTATCAGGTCTTCCTTAATCTGTTTGGTATCTTCAAGGTGTTGTTCCAGTAGGCCTAAGTCCAACTCCAGTACAGGCTCCACGAACATACGCAGTGTGCAGTCTATAAGGCGTAGCTCAATCTTAGGAAAGCCCCTGCCCATCACATTAAACAACTTGTATGTTAACTCAACATCATTGATGCAGTAGTCCCCATACTTGTCTAACTCTTCGTCAGTGAAGTCCAACCTACGCTTGCCTATGGCGTCTAGTACTTCCGTCCCTTTAGTACCAAGGCCATATCTCTGCGTAAGCGCATGGAGAGAACCGCCAACTTCGACACCATGTAAAGCGCGAGCAATACAAAGAGTGTCAGTGAGGACGCGAGGATGAACATCAAATAGCCAGCTAAGAATAGCACCATCAAACAAAGTGTTATGGCATAGAAGTACAGACGTGCCCCAATCAAAAGTATGTAAGTACTCCTTGAGTTCTTCGTGCGTACCACTAGCCCATTCTGTGTCATTGTTATTTACCTTAACGCTTACACCCACTACCTCAAAACGAGGGTCACGGATGTAGGCTTCTGTCGTCATCTTACGCAAAGAGAAGTCTTTGTCGTAGTACGTTTCAAAGTCTACGGTTATTAAATCCATTGCCTACACCGTGCCAACCTTAAACGCTTCGCAAAACGCTTTTACCTCCTCCTTAGATACCCCTGTGTCCTTGGAGGTATACGCTACTGTGTTACTACCCTGCGCAGGGTCAGTAAAGTACTCATATAACCGTCTCAAGTTATCAGAACTAATTTCTACACCATTCAATACATTCATCGTTTGTTTCCTTTTTGGCTTGTTGAATACGTTGTCCCAGTTATCCCAGAACGTCTCGGCTGTTGGACGTTGGCGACTACCCTTACTCATAGTCAGTAACTTCTATTAACTTGTTTAGGTACCACTGCGCCTTCTTGAGGTCTTCTAACGGCTTACCCTTACGCTCGTACCTCCAAAGGTATTTCAGACATGCACCTTTACAGTACCCTTGGAATGCTTCGGCAGTCATGCTTGCTTCTATACCCTCAATGCATTCGATGTTGCCATAGGTGTAGTGACTTGGGCTGTTAACATTGTCTTCCATGCTGCCCTTGAGTGAACTCCACGCTTCTAACCCTGTCTTCTCTATAGCAGGGGCGGCTTCTCGTAATCTATCCCAGTCTTGCGGTGTTGCATCGTTAATACTCATAATTAATGTACTCCAAGGATTAGTTCAATATCATTCATGTTATCTTCATTAATTACGCACGCAATTCCGTACGCTTCGCTTATCTCTCTGAGATTTTTTTCCTGTAAAGCTGTTGGCATGTTCTTGCCCGCCTTACATTCAATACCAAAGAACTTACCTTTGTAACAACCTACTATGTCAGGTACTCCGCTCTTACCGTATCCCCCAGTAGCGGGAAAAAAGTAATAACATCCCAACGCTTTCAGTTGCTCAACTATTTTCTTCTTTACTTTTCCTTCGGGTGTCATAGCCATCGATACC